TGTCCTCTAATTAACTACGCATATATTTATCTCTTTTGAGACTTATTTCCAGCCACTGCCCCCGTCTAAGCGTACTTCGATGGTTTCGTCGCTCGACCCAGCGTTGTCAACGACAAGTTTTTCTAAATCGCCCTCTAGCCTACTCATAACAACGCCTAGTGTAAACCCTAAACTCTTTGCTTGTTCGATTGTAAGTCGTACTTCTCGTTGTCTGCTTGCGTCAGCAGTTTTTACTTGTTGTAAGAACTGCTGGATCGGGATAGTATTCAAAGGTTCATTTGTTGACACGTGATAGCTCCTGTCGCATTTCAAGCTCGCACTTGAAAGGTCCTTGAGTGTGATACCGTTCTGTTGTAACTAACTTTGGACAAAACGACTTAACCCATCCTTTTTCGAACCGAATAATGTAGTATCCAGCGCAGTAAAGACTCTTTGACTTGGCTGATTTAGTAAATAGCGGAAGCCCTTTTTTCACATCGTACATTGCATTGTAAGGAGTAGTATTGGTTGGGAAGCCGTGTACTGACTTCTCTACGCTTGCTGTGGTAGAATCGTCGCGTTCAAATACTGTTTTGCCCAACTTTCTTTCGAGTTGTTTTTTGTTGTCAAAATACTTGACGCCGTTCTTATCACTGAACATAAAACGCTCGTCGTCGACAGCAATAGTACCGATTCTACTACCGTCGCGTTCTACAATCCAAAATTTATCTTTAACAATTGGTTTGGCTTTTGTTGTCATATTAGTCTATCAGTCCTTGTCTGCTTCTTCCTCTTCTGTGTAGAAGATATCGCCGTGTAACCCAGCCGCAATTTGGTTTTGCTTGCCGATTACTACGTAGTGCCCAGGCATGTTTGCAATCTCAGAAAGAATAGTACAAAATTTATACTTTTCTTTTCCGGTAAAGCCGAGCATTCTGAGGTAATTGTCTGCATGGTGGCCTTCGTTATGTTTATAAAAGTCGTCTACGTCGAGCAACACCTGTACTGCAATGCCTTTGCTTGCAGCTTCTACTAAGTCTTCTTGATCTAAGAAAGGGAGAAGTTTCATTTTACGTACCTTGCGTTAAGGACTTCTGCGTATTGCTGAGCTTGGCCTGCAATACGCAGCATATCCCATTTAGCACAGAACTTCATAAGCCTTAGACCTACTTGTGTAACCTGCTTGGGCTCGATATTTAGCACAGTATCGTCAATCTTGGTGCGTATATCTGCAGGCTGAGCCCTCAAATCGCACAATGTGACGTTGCGGTTGTAGTCGTCTAGTACACGGTGCTCAACGCCTTCGTGATCAGTCCAACGTTGCAGCATCAAGTTATTCCAGTTGAAGCCCTTTGTGTCTTTGTCTTCAAACGCTTCGAGCAGGCCAACCTTGTTTTTGGTGCCTTTCTTGCGTACACCTGGATACGCAGAGAACACGTTGTCGCTGGTGTCACCACGCATACATTTTTCAAACAGTTGCCACTCTGGGTGCGGAGCAGGCTTAGGTTGCTTGGTCTTCTTCTCGATAATCTCTTTGCCCTTGTCGTCAAAGTAGCCTTCGTGTGTAATGGTCATGTTAGACACACCGTTGTACTGCTTGACGTTAGGTGCAATCAACTGAGCGAAATCTCCGTCTGTTGAAATGATAATATGTGTATCGTTTGGGTGACTTTGGATAAAGCCAGCAATAAGGTCGTCGGCCTCGAGCTCTGGATGTTGAATAACAGTACAATTTGTCTTTTCGTTTATAAAGTTAGTGAATTCGGCGTAGATTTCCCAAAACGCCTCGTCTTCTTCTTCTTCTTTTTGAGTTAACGCACTTCGGGCTTCTTTACGATTGCGTTTATATGGTGCGTAGAAATCTTTGCGCCAGCTACGACCCTCTAAGCAGAACACAACATGATCTGCACTAAAGTCTGTCCAGGCCTTTTTAACAGAACTGAGAGTAATGTGCAGGGCCATGCCTACTTTAGTGTCAATGTCGCCGCGTACGACGTGTCGTGCTCGAAAAAAAGTATTTGCGGTGTCAGCGAGAATGTATGTGCTCATGTATGTCCTTGTGAGAAGTAACTAAATTATACATATATGATAACATCAGTTGCTAAAATGTCAACTGTTTCTGTTCCATTTTAATAACAACAGAGTTCTGTGCTTCTCTTCAGCAAACCAAATGTGTTGGTCGAATTTACCTTCTAGTTCGTATGCAGAAGAACTAAAAGTGTTTGCTAACCAGTCTCTGATTCGATCTAGTCTAGCAAAAGAAACGTTCTGCCCCTGTAGTCCATACGGCAGAGCTCGGTCGAAGTCATTTGTTACGTCAAATTCGTTAGACGGCAGCTGAAGTTTGTAAGAGCCAAAGTTGGAGTTCGTCTTGAGCAAACCCGACCTGCGCATTGCTTCCTTATAGTCTTTGCTGTTCATGTCTGTCCTTGTGAGATATACTAACATCTTTGTAGCAAACGTCAATCTCTAATTTCCGTTCCACTTTAGTAGTAACATAGACCTATATTTTTCTTTGCCCAGCCAAATTTTATGGGGATTGTTGTTATCAGGTTTGTATTCCAACTGGTAAGTTCCTATTGGTAGCGTATCTTCTAGCCATTCTCTGACTCTAAGTAATCTACCAAATGAAACGTCCCAGCAATCTAGTCCATAGGGAAGATAGTAGTCAAAATTGTCTACTACTCCGAATTCGTTTGACGGAAGTCTGAACACGTCGTCATATTCCACAGTCCACGTTGCCTTTAATTTGCGTGTTTTTATGTCTACACGCTTCTCGATGACCTTTATTTCCAAGTTAAGATACCTCTGACTTCCCTTTGCTTAACGGTACTACGTTAATATATCCAGCACCGCGTTGCGTTGGGTCAAGTCCTTCATCAACTAGCATCTGTGATACAATGTCGCGGAACCAACGGTCTACAATTTCTTCTTCTGGGTCAGCTTCGGTACCGTACCCGTTTTGACGCAATTGGTCAACGAAGATCTGGTTCCAGTCTAATTCAAAAAAACCGTTCCGAATATTCTCTTCGTTAACGTGGGTTTGTAACACGTCTACCCAAGGATCGCCTTTCTTAGTTGCTTGCTCTTTAGGAGATAACTTAGCAAATTCGCGTTCTTCTTCTAAACGTTTTGCTTCTGCTGCTTCTTTAGCTTCCAGTTCAGCTGCTTCTTTGCGTTTTTTTGCTGCTTTTTTTTCAAACTCTATATGTTCGTTTTCTAAATCAACAAGGCGCTGTTCAGCCTCGCGTTGCTCTTGCTCGGCTTTCTCGCGCATTTTTTCGATTTTTTCAATGCCTGTAATCTTTTTCCAAATTCCCATAATAGCCTCCTAAACTTATTTATATACCGGGTTTAGCTGTTTTGATCATCGTCTAGTGGAATTATACGTTTTTCTACACGGTATCCTGCCATCCTTTGCATAGTCTCAAGGTCGTCAATCTTCTCGTCGACTTTTTCGAACCACTTCCGGCGCCCGCCCGGGTCTAACATATAATCAATTTCTTCTTCGGATAGCGGTTCCTTGCCTTTTTTAGACAGTGCAGCATTACACATATCGATCTTTTTCTGTTCTTCAGGAGTGTAACGACTTTCAGGTTCACGTGTTAGTTCCTCTTGATGAAGGATCTCTCTTTCGCCTGGACCTGTTACTTCAAACACTGTTACTGTTGGTGCATACGTTGTTTCGTTTACACCTTGTACTACCATAATTTTTCTCATTTTATGTTCCCCAGTGTACTACTAAGTTATATCCTGCTTCTTTAATTTTGTTTTCGTAGTATAACGTTTTTTCATATAAGTCTTTCATTTTTACATCAAGAATAGGATGCTGTTCTTCCGGGTCGTATGTTTCCGGACAACCATGCCAAAATCTTCCATGATAAAGATACACAGTATTTGTACTTTTGTCATAACCGTCTACTGTGTATCTTATGTCTTCTAGGTAAACTTGCCTACCTTCGACGTCTAGACTGTTAAGCCACTTAGTTTCTGCTTTGCTAACACTTGCTTGATTGCCCCAGTAAGGCTTAAAGTTTTTTATTGCGTGTTCTTTTAATAGCTCTTTGTTGATTTCCTTCGAGCACTTAGGACACGCTTCGTTTACGACACCTTTTTTAACTAAACTTCTAGTCCATTGACTAAACTCGCCGTGTTTTCTACACTCGACTGTTATTTTTCTTCTATCGTCTGGTGCAAATCTTGCATTGTTAAGAATGTAATAGCCTGCCCCCCAGCACTCTTTAATTTCATTAATTCTGTCAACGATAGACTTTTTTTGCACAGGAACTCTATTTTCGTGATAACCTTGCAGACAGCAATATTTTCTCTTTATTAACTGCCAACCGAGTAGTTCAAAAGTACCGTGCTTGCATCTATATTTGTATTTTGCATCAACACCTTTATATTCGTCTATAAAGACTTCTATACTTGTATTAGTGCTTTTAATCTTTTTTAGAAAGTCTTCTTTACTAAACTTGTTAACAGGATTAGTCATAAGTCCCCCGAGTCTTACTTAAAAGTATTTATCTTTTTTGTTAGTGTTGGGAGACTTTTTGCTTACGTAGACCAAGCGTTGCCAAACAGACCTATATGAAGTCTTGGTGAGAACCTCCACCCTTTCTGCATAGCAAGTTCAGCAACAGCTTGTTCATTTAACTCGTACTCTTCTGAGCGTCCGCCCAGGGGCATCAAGTACACTGGGCACTCGACACCTGATTCCCGATACATCTCAACAGCTTTGTGTACTTCTTTGACGTCGACTGAGTCTTTTACGACAAACTTGAGATACATATCACACAACGTTGCAGATCGGTAATACGTTACAACGTCTGGTTTGATTGCTTTATCCCATGCTTCGCCCGAAACACTCAGTTTAGGTGAACAACTCCAGGTTAGACGTACATGAGGATTTTTATTAAAGAACTGTGAAAACTTGTCCTGTAATTTCTGTGTACCATTTGTTTCGATCGTGATATTCTTCAAATCCTGCATACGCGGATGCTCTAACAGTTGCGGCCAAAACTTCTGCCACATCATTGGTTCGCCACCAGTAAGAATCAAGTGAATGTCTTGACCGTTGTCCATTGTCCACTTGCCTTCCGGGGTGAGACTCAGCAAATGCTCCACTACTTCGTCTACATCCTTGTCCATTGTAAACTTTTTGAACTCAGGGTAGATTGAAGCGTATGTATCGCAGCCTGTGTGGATGATAGGCAAGTCCTCAAACTTGTCAATATTGTTTAGCTTGTCGCTTGCGATAAGTTCTGCTACTTCGGGATTGTGTTTTTCTTTAGGTCTATCTCTGTCAAGGCCGAAATTCTGGCAACGGAAATTACAACCGAAAGTCCGTAAAAAAACTGAAGGGACTCCTACAAACTTACCTTCGCCTTGTACTGAATAAAATGCTTCGCTATATCTTAGTTTTTTCATCGTGGCGAGAACTCCTGTTGCAGTTTGATGTTGTCAAAGAACTCTTTCTTCGTACCTTGATCTGCTTTGAACGCACCTTTAAGCACAGTTGTTTGTGTCAGGCTACTGTGCGCCATAATTCCGCGATTTTCACAGCAACCGTGCTGAGCCTGTATGTAAACGCCTACATCGTCTGCTTCTGTTGCTTTTTGTATTTCTTTACAGATATCGTTTGCAAGTTCTTCTTGTAGCGTACCTCTGCGAGCACACCATTGAGCGATGCGTGTATATTTGCTCAAGCCGATCAGTTGCTTGCCTGCAATAATGCCAATGTACGCAACACCTGACACAGGCTGGTGATGATGTGAACACATAGATTTAAGCTCTGACCGAACTACTAACATACCTTCGTAACGATCGTTGCCGTCGTTAGGAAACCCGGTGTTGTCTGGAGCCGGAACGTAGCGTCCGTTCATAACTTCGTTGATGTACATTTTAGCAAGTCGTCTACCAGTGTCCTTAGAATTAGGATCTGTTGCCCTGTCGATAACAAGACTATCGAGCACGCCTTCGAACTTTTCTGCAAGCTCGTCTATGAGCAAGGAATGTTCAGAAGGTTTAATATGCTTTGAGATATTGTCGTTTGCCCAGTAACGATCGCCACTGTCTTCGATTCTTTTTGTAATTATTTCTGAAATAGGTTGTGTCATTTTTTCTCCGAGTTATTAAAGACGAGGATGTCTTCTACTTTATTAAGTATACCATATATTTAGGTTTTTGTCAAGATTTTTCTTTATTATACAAGTAGTTAACGTAGTCTACGTTATTTTCAGGCAAAACGTTGCGAACACCTCCTATTGGGTTTTCGCAATCACCTTTACGGCGAGGAATAAGATGAACATGTGGCCACTCAACTGTTTGCCCTGCTTCTGAACCTACGTTCTGACCGATGTTAAAGCTGTCACAGTATCCGTCGTCGACCCAGCCGTGGCCCCACATATATGCTGCTTTGTAGCAGTCTGCCAAATTGTCCCAATCTTGCTCTCGAGGAACGAACAGTACGTGCCCTTGTGACACAGGAAAGCTGTCTGCGAACACTGTATAGGTTCTAGTACGCATTACTACGTTAGTCCACGGAATCTCGTCGTATGTCATACTTGGCCACCGCGTGTGAGAGCATCGTGCTCCCAGGGGTATACAATCCATTGGTCGTCTTCAGCCTTGTTTATGACATCCCACATATACCGAACGTCGCCGAAATCACTGGATAGGTTTTCTGTTACTACAGCAAACCTAACGTTATGGTTCCAAATAGACTTCCACGCATAATCTTCATTCGGTAAACAGCCACTTTGCCAGTCTTCTTTAACCCAGTTAAACGTTCGACCAGTGTCGTTGATATCGTCAACTATTAAAATCTTTGCTCGGGCCGTAACGTCCCAGCGACACCCTGTTGGACTTATGGCCCGGTCTTCCGGCGTCACATAACCAAATGCATCTTCTGCCATCCATAGGTTACTCTCTGGCCCCATATTTGCGTCACGAAAACTAATGCCCAAGGCGTGCATAGGAACGCCAGTTAAGTTACTCAACATTGTAGCAACAGGCAAGCCGCCGCGTGTAATTCCTACAATGTAATCAGGCCGCCAATTGTCTTTGAACATCTGCACTACAAGAGTGTTAACCGCAGCTTCTATGTCTTGCCATGTGTAATATTTCTTTTTAGTCATTTTCCACTATCGCTTTAATTACTTCGTACTTGTCTTTAGCAGTTTTAAGTGCAGGATACCTTTCGCAAAGTTCATCGAGCCGCTGCTCTTCTTTCATTTTCTGTCTTGCCCATTTAAGGATTTCTTGGCTTTCAGGAGTTAATTGGACGTCAATAGAGGTATCGACAGCCGTCCAGCAACCGCCGCAGTACACCTCGAGTGTGTTGTAGTTTAGTCGAAGGTCGCCGTCTACTTCTCTTCCTGTGTTTGTAGAGACAGTAAAACACGGAGAACAGTCAAAACTGTACACTACGAGCGACCCGTCTCCTGAAGATGCATTTATCATTTTTTCTTCCCCTTCCAATCTTGTTCTACTAACTGATATGCTGTTTTAAAGTTTTCGTATGCTTTCTTTAAGCCAGGATATTCTTCGCACATCTCATTTACTTGCTGAATGTCTGGCATGATGTTTTCAAATGGGACAAGACTGTGAGACCAGCTCAAACCGTCAATGCCGCTAATATACCAGTTGTCGATATTCGTACTAAGGTAGATAGACCCTGAGGTTATTTCGCCCGAGTGTATTGCGGCGGTTGAAACGTTAGTAAGTTCGCTTCCGCTGAGGTCAACTGTCGAAGTTACTGTGCTAGCTAGGTCATCCCAATTACTGTGTGATTGTGCCATATATTTTTGTTCCACTAAAATACTCATTACTCAGCACATCTGCTTGTGCCTTTACCGCCGAACGGTATTTGTCGTAGTTCTCCATATACTCGACAATTTTTTCTTTTATTTCTTCTCGATGGTCTAAGTAAGCAGCGTAGTCGGCGGTCCATTCACTTGGATACTTAAATTCTTTCTTTGCCATCTCAGAATAGCTCAACCGATCTGGCACCATAGGAATAGCACCTGCTACTGCGCCTTCGTACCAGCTGATGCCCAATGTTTCCTGCAGGTTAGCACTAAACACTATTTTGGCAGTGCCCAACATCGTGTGATACTCTTCTTTAGTTAGTTCTTGCTCTTGACAAATCACAAAATTGTACTGTGGCAATTCGACAGCTAAGTCACGAAAGATTTCAACTTGTTTTTCTGGCGCAAGTCTATGAGGGAACAAGATAGTGTTTTCTTTCTCGCCTGCGTAGCCTTCAATAGTGTCCAATAGATACTCCATAGGCCATCCTGTGCGTACAACCTTGTTGCTAGTATTAAATCCGTTATTGTAGTTAGCGCCAAACAGATTGTTGAAGAACATGCTAACGTGAAATTCTGTAGCGAAGAAATTGTTGTCATAGCACTGGTACATAGACTTCTCGGCGTGTCTTACCCAGGGCGCGTCGCCGATCAATCTGCCTAAGAAATCTTGGTTGTCATAACTGCCTGCATGCCAAAGTCCGCCTATTTTGATCTTAATCCCCAGCAGTTCTGCCATATATTTTAGCTGAATTACTGTAGGGTTCCAAGCGTCTGTATACAAGAAATAATCGTCGTCTTTAACTTTACCGTCACAGAACAACTCGCCAATCTTTTCTAACTGCTTGCTCTTGTAAACATTAGTGCCGCCGAAGTTGAGAAAAGCCCCAGGCGTAGTAGCCTGGGGTGTCTCTCCACCGGAGATAACAACAACTTCAGCATCAGTAGCCGTTCGCAGTTGATCGGGCAAGTGCTCTTTCCACTGCTGGGTGTATCTTGATTCTACACCTTCTATGTCTACGATGTAAATTGTCATTATTTTCTCCGTGTGTCGGGCCGCGTTTTCCTTCGTGCTTTTGCTCTGAGGTAACCCAGGTACTTTTGATAAGCCTGCCAAACCGGAGCCTTGCCGTTGTACAGATCGGCTTCGTTGTAAGGTTTACCCTCATAACGACAGAAGTCACGGAACTTGTCCAGGTCATCAAAGATCTGGTTTACTGGAGGAAATTTATCACTCATGATTGTTACTCTGTTGCTGGCCGTTTGTAATGGGCTTTGCAGTAACTAAACGACCAAACGCTACTGCAAAGCGTGTGTTTAGTTTTAGCCGAGCACTGCGCCAGCATTAGGTATATATTCTACAATACCGTCGCTCTCACCGTCTTCTGACACTGTAACTTCGTAGTATCGGTCAGCACCGTAGCTGGGTATGAGAAATGTGTTGATTATCTGATCTGCCATCATTTCACAACTCTTGTAGTCCATATCAACAGAGTCGATGTATTCTTTCAGCGCCCATTTGACTAGAAAGAACTCAAGTTCTCTGTCATCGTGTGTTACGCTAATCTTGACTTCTACTTTAAACATATGGCGATGTGGCGACTCAAGAAACTTGATACGTTCGTCAATCTCGCCTGCGCCAGGATAGTAATGAAAACCTTCAAACTCTGTGCGTACTCTAATGAAAGTCTTCTTATTTGATAACATTAAAGTCCCCGTTTCTTGCAGCCTGCATTTCTTCGACTTGAATCTTTCCGTTCATACGGTTGATGCTTTCGACACGCTGTTCAAAATTTTCAAACGGGTCGTAGTCATCGCGTAATTCGCCCGGAAGGTAAGGTACAATTTCTGCTTCGAACCCGTTTTCTTCTAATGTCTTAGCAAGCAGAGCGCTGATTGTAGTCTTACCGCTGTTTGCTGTGCCAACTACGTAAACTTTAAGCATAATGTTTTCCTTTATCTCTATTATGTAAGTATATGATCATTCAATGATTTTGTCAAGCCCGTATCTGTCCCAGCTTGTAAATTTATTGCGATCCATAAGGTCGTGCAGACTGTGCGTCCAAACGCCTGGGTTCGTTGCTTTGAAATCTTTGTCGTCGACCTTGATCATGGTATTATAGTTCCAAAGTTTGATATAAGGAACTGGTACACGCAGTTGCGGGATGAAATTGTCGTATTCGACTAGAGAAGAGTCAAGAAACTCTTCCGAAAGTGTAATAGGAATGTCAAGACTGCATAGAATATCTTGTTCGAGAAAGTGTTCAATCAAAGAGTCCCAACTAGCCCACGACTCGTTGGTCTTGGGCTTGAAACTGTGGTTTGCTCCAAAGAAGATATGTTCACAGTTGTGTTCTTGGAACAGGTTATCAACCTCAACTGCATCTCGAAGACCTGTAACGAACAACGTGCGTAGTCCGTAAGCAGGAGTATGTTCAACTTCTGTGCCCACAAAATACTTTGCGTTGTTGTTAGTGCCACTTGCGTATGTTCTGTTCATTTTTTATTCTCAATTCTGTTGATTTCGTCAATGTAACAAACACGTAGACTCTTGAGTTCAGTGATTTCTTGGTCCGGAGCATATTCATTGTAACGCTCCTCTACTTGTTTGTCAACCTCTTTTAACTTTCTATATAGCTCGTCGAGACGGTTGACTTCTTTATCTTCACTCTTGCTCATCTTCTAAGATCTCCAAGTTGTGCTCTTCGTCTTCTGTAAATGCTCCGTCTTCGTGTTCATCTTCGACTTCAGGCTGGTCAATTTCAAATAACGAGTCAAAGTAAGTACTAGCGTTCACGGTCTTTTTGCCTACTGCGCCGCGTGTGCCCGGAATTGTCATCCAGAACTTAGTGTGCTCTTCAATCACTGCAAGTGCTTTGTCACGGTCTGTGATTGAGAAGATCTCATCTACAATGTCACGAAAGTACTTACGATCGAATCTTTCTTCAACAAGCATTTTAGGTACAATCCCGTTGTCATACTGTCTATTGGCTTCTTGTACCGCGTTAATGTGACTCCAGACGTTGTGGCCCATTTGAATAGCATAGCTAAACGAGTCCCATGAAGTTTTGCCTTCTTTGCCTATCTTATTCAGGTCACCTGGCTTGTAAATGCAAATATCCGACACACCTAGTTCTTCTGTGATCGGCGAATTGTCGAAGTTCTTGAAGATACCGTCTTGCAGAACTGCGTCACGGAACAAACGCGGATCAGTCGCATACTTCTTGTCATCAATACTAGGCTGCATTCTGTAAACCCACTTCTTGCGATCTGGAGTCTCGGTTTGGATGTAAACCTGCCCATTTGCAGTAGCAAGGAAAGGCGAAGCGCAGTCAAACGTTACCATAAAGTTTGGGTTGTGATACTTTCTAACAGCTCTCTGAATGTCTGTAAGTAATGTTGCCCACTCTAGTTTTGATGTACCTAGGAAGTGCATCACGTCGTGAATACCTTTCTCTAGCAGACGATCAAAGCGTAGCGTAACAAGACGCTTGAGAACAAGATGTACATCACACATATTCTGTCCACCCATTGACCACCCGTTAAAGTGATTGTCAGGATAGATCGTTGGATCACAGTAGTCTTTCATCTGCTGGTACCAATCTTCCGCATCTGCGTGATTCTCACCCTGTAGGACGTTTAAGAATTTACAAGCGCCTGTGCGATGCTTCATCCAGTAGTCGTTGTTGATACGTGTTGCTGCTACTGCGTCAGCGTAGTTGTTAATGCCTGTTGCTTTAGCACCTTCTGGTGAACGTGCTACCCACGCTGGGATGTCAAGAATCATACCGTAGTCCATATACGCATCCATCCATCTTAGAACGCCGTCTCGCTTCTTCTGCGCTTTAGGACAGTTCGGGTCTTTCCAGTCGCCTTCCCAAACACCTTTACCAATTTGGAAGCCACCTGAGTCACCTAGCATCCAAGAGCTTTCGCGATCACGGTTACGAATCATATCCTCTTTAGGTGAATGCTTGTTGATGTCAAGCTCTGCGTGTCCTGCAGAATACAATGTCCATTTGTATTGGAATTGTCCTTGGTTTTTGTTTAGATAATTTAGACTTTCAACACCGTTTGTAAAGTTTTTAGGGATACGACTCTGGTCAACGTACTCGCCGTAACGCTGCTTGCCGACGTAGGTAGCATAGAACCCCGAGAGAGCCGGCAAAAATACAGCGTAGTCATTTTGTTGACTTGTTAGATCTCTGTTCATACGTCTCCTGAACTTCCTGACTTCTTAAGTATGTCTAGTAGTCGGTCGTCGACGTCACTGAAGAAAGTGCCAGTAGTACTGGTCTGGCTCTTTGCGTTCTTAGACCACGTTTGGTCGTCAAGATAAGTCTGCCCGTACCAGTAGTCTTTGACCGTAGTCCCGCGAGTTAGCCGAACCTCGTGTCTTAACTCGACAATCTCTTTCTTCATACATGCAATGTCGTCTAGCATCTTGGTGAACGGACCTTGTTTTGTTTCTAAGTCGTTCTGTGCCTCGACAATGCTAGCAATGAATAAAAAGTTACGCAATGCTTTTTGTACGTTTTCGTTGTCTGACGCTAATGCAGCGTCAAACAACTTAGCAAACTGTTCTAGATCTACGTCTGATTTAGACATAATGCCTCCTTACTTAGACTGTGCTGGCAAAATGTAATCGTATTTGGCCATGCCGCTGTCTACTGTGATTTTCATTGCACCCTGGTCTGAGATACTCATCTCAAGATCGCCTGCGAGATTCAAAATTGCCTGGACTTGAGCTACAGGCCAGCTCCACGTATGCTTGAGCGTACCTTCTACGTCTGGTTCGAAAATAAAACTACCTGCGTGACTAGCTGCGTCACCGAAGCTAAACACAAGATTGCCGTCTTCGGTTTTTACGTTGAAGATGGGCTCTTCTGCATGTGCTGCACTCTGCAATTTCATTCTTGCGATCGCAGCTTGTTTTGGTTCGAATACTACAGCCCAAGTTGCTCCTTTAAAGCTAACCTTTTTTAGCTTCTCTTCAATGATCGCTTTGTTCATAAAGCGATAGTCGTTTTGGAAGTCACCAGCAGCGTTCTCAAAATGAATATGTGTTGGAATAGTTCCGCCGTTACGTTCTGCCTTAACTACTTCTAGTTTCGCGTTCTCTCTGTATTCTGGATTTTTTAAGTGTAGACTTAACTTGTCTAGGTTGGGCATACCAAAAACACCATCGAACTCATTTACAGGCTGGTGCGTTTTTGCTGACACAATTACAGAACGATCTTCTGCCATTGCTTCGATAACTGTGTCGTCCTCGTTGGTAACTTTGACTAGAGTTAGAAACCCTAGAGCGTGGGTGTGTGATACTATATCTTGCAAAATATCCTTCATCTTTTCTCCTATTAAGATACTTTAGTTAATAATACTGCCTAAGCTGCTGTCTGTCAACAGTTTTCTTTGTTTATTTAGATTTTAGTCACCGAAATCAAACAAAGAGCGGAACGTGTTGTGGTGTTTTGTGTCTTCTAAGTCAAAGTCTAGTACGCCGATTAGGTTGTCCAGCTTGTTATCAATAATAGTTTCTGACATAGCATGGCCATCAAACGGCAATTCTTTGAACCAATCCGGCAAACGCAGTTCATCTGTCGGGTACGCAATACTGGTGTAACCCAGTGGATTTTGCTTGAGTTTACAAACGATACATTTCATACCGTCTACAATCTCTTGAGAATACTTATCGCCGTTCATTCGCTTGAGTGTGTTCCAATTGAGAGCAGCTCTCACGTGACCTGGCATATTCGCTTTGCCTTGCTTTTCTTCTAGCTTGCGATAGTGCCCTAGCTTATTAACACGCTTTGGTGTGCCTTTCTCCCAGTCCGGCATACCGTCGAACTCTAAGCGGAACTTAGTAATGCGTTCGAGGATGTCTTCCTTAGGGTGCTCTTGCAGAACCATTAACAAGATCTCTTTCAAGAAGTCCTGCATGTATACTGGAGTATCACTACGACGCAAGTCCAGTCCCATGGCTTTTACCTTACCTGGCGAACCGTCTACGTCTTTGCGCTCACCTTCGTCGTCGTAAACCAAGCCTGCATAACGCTTTTTAGTAATGTACAAGCCTGAACTTGCTACAATCTCGCGTCCTGCCTTAATAACCTCTGCTCTTGATTTCGGACAGTGGAATGCTCTAGCAGCAAACGCAGTAAACGTGGTGTCAACTTGTGCGCAAATTTGGTC